TGGCAGGGATTAAATTTAGATCAAAGACCAAATTGGACTCAATCAAATCCTGGAGATGCTTTTCAATTTACAGAAGTCTATCAAGCACCTGGAATGGAATCCGTAACAGACATAACTCGAACGATCCAAAGTACAAGCGTCACAGATACCACAACTATCTTCTCGCAATAAGTCTGCTAGGTAATCCTGTATTAGCTAATACTTCTAATACTGCTGCTCCCTCTGCTTCTGCTAGTGGTTCAGTCTCTAATTTTGCAACGCAAGTTTTAGGTGGACCAATGGTAGAAAATACATACGGAAATAATATTAAATGTTCTGGACCACAGATGACAGTTAGCCCATTTGTCACCACTTCATTTAACCAAAAGCGACCACAGGACTACATTTACCATACGCCCGTGTACGATCCAACAGATGCAAATGATGATGGAGTACCCGATAATCCAGGAAACGTACTCTACTATCAAGAAAATTATAGTAATAACAAAGATTCTTTAGGATTAAACTTTGGATTTGCACTTACGTTTAATATTCCCCTAGATAATAGATTTCAAGATTCTTGTCTTGATGCAGCAAATACACAGATAAATTTACAAAAGCAAGAACTAAATGCAAAGTTGCTCAACTATGAAATCGCAAGATTGAAAAATTGTGGAGAGCTAATGTTAAAGGGAATATATTTCGATCCTAAAAGCAACTTCGCAAAATTATGTGAGGGGGTCGTTGTTCAACCGCCTCCAAATCAAGTTATCCCACATACCCACAAATTAACCCAGTAGATAAGTTACGGGTATTAAACTCATCTACGGATAATTATTCTACATCTTTTTTCTTCTTTGTCAGCTTCTTTATTAGATTTTTAACTAAGGGTTTGACAATGTTAAGCAATAGTGGAGTAGAGGCAGCAACAGTAGCAATAACAGCAGTGCTAACAAGCTGTGGAGGATTAGGTATGTATTGCTCGATGAATTTAGTACTTTCATACAAGGTTATACATTCAGTACCATCTTCGCTTCTTTCATGCCCTATGACACGTTCCAGTTTAAATTCGTTACGATAATCTCCAACTCTTTGATCTTTTTTGCCAGGACAAGCAACAAAAAGCGGATCATCTTTTTTCTTTTTTGGTTCGTATTTTGGTGGCTCTACTGTAGGCTGGACAAATTCTTGTTCTTGATTTTGGGGAGTTTCTGATTGCGTATATACAAATTCGTTGGGATTGTACTGTAAAGGTTCAAAGCTAGGAATACTGAAATTACCACATTCTGTATATGTGCCGTATTCATCTTTATCACTATCAATGAGACTTGTAAGATTATTTCTATGTACTCTTACACAACCAGGTATATCAACTATTGGTTTACTTATATTATTTAATGTTTGTATCTCAGTTTTCCATACGGGTATTTTGTGTATTTCAACCTTGTTTATATCAAAACGTGGTATATCAATCGAAGGCATCTCTTTTCTTCAATACTTCTACTTCTGAAAAGCATTTAGGACAGGATAAATTAGTCATTACTGAAAACTCAGGATAAGTTGGCATAGAGTCATCTATGTCAATATCACCACCCCAAATTAATTCAGTATCGCACCAATAACAATTCATTTAATAATCGGCATAGATGGACCTGTCATTTTAGGTAAACCATTATCTAATATTTTTGGCATCATACCTTGTACATTACCAAGAATCTCATTCATAACTTGGGATTTAAAATTTTCTGAAGTTACATACCTGTAACCTATTACTCCTGTAGCAGTCATGGAAGCTACCATTAGGAATGAGATAATACTCAAACAATTTGCTATCTTCTGAAACATGATAAAGTTTGCAATTTTAAGAGCCATGTCTGTTATGAGCATAGCTGTATTACTACTGATTATAGGTCTATCACCTTTGTATGTCACTTTAGGAGTTTTACAACGATCAATACAGTCAAATAATCTTGATGTTAAAAGATAAGGAAATACGATCTTCTGTAGTTTCATTTATTTCTACTCTATGACTAAATCCTGCTGGAAATATAATCATAGTTCCATCGGTATATTCTGGAACGTACTCAGGGGGCATTTTCTTTTCTTCTAAATAATCTCTATCTATTGCATTTAACAACATCGCATCTCTATAGCCAGTATCCATATTGTCAAAAACAAAACGACCTGATTCTGGAGTTTGCTTTATCCATAACACTCCAGCTAATTCACAACCTGGGTGTCTATGAGAAACATTGTAAGAAAAAGGACCATTCACATTTAGCCACATCTGGACTAAATCCATTCGTTGTCCTACACGAAATTCATCGGTAAGTTTTGTAATGCAAGGAATCAGTTTATCCTTAAAAGGTTCAAAACTTTCTTCTGTAAAAACCTCTTTTGATAAACTTTGCCAACCCCTCTTATTTGATATTTTAGAAATACCAGGATCGTTGCTTTTGTACTCGTAAATCCAATCAATAAGATCTTGTTTAAAAGAATCAAAATCTTTTATCGTTCCACTAACAACTTGGGTAGGAAACAAAAATTCTGATTTTAAGTTACTCAGCAACTTCTTCGTCTGGTTTTAAAATATCTTCTACAGCAGCTATAGCCCCTTTAAGTTCAAATATCTTTTGTTTGCAGTTTTCTGCTACTTGGGTAGCTTGGTTGTAATTGTCTACTACCTGCTTTAGATCAGAGTTTAGAGCTTCTAGTTTTTGTTTTGGATCAACTGCCATTAGATTTATACTGTATTACTATAATATACTAGCACTTGGTTATAAATACAACCATTTACCATTCATCTGAAGCAAAATATGTTTGATTCCATTTATTTTTTGGACACTCTGAAAATAAAAATTTAACTTTTAAAGGCAATATACATTTACATATAGAGCAAGTGTTTATTAGTGTTCTGTACTCACATTTATCGCAAATATTTTTTCTTTGTTGTGCAGTCTCTTGACTACATAAAAGCTGCTTCAACATCTAATTTATTTTCAAAAACTTGTTTCATTTTTTTAACTTGGTCTAAGAGTATCACTTTATTAGGCGGTATGCCTTTTTTCTGCATTGGTGGTATATCGTTTTTTAAATACCAATAAGTCGTTGGAGTTGAAACAGGAGGAAAAGGTATCACATTTTTTCTAAGATCTATGCACTTTACTTCTATATCCATTTGTTCAAGTTCTGGACATACTAAATCAAAAAATGAATTACAAGCATCACAGTCTTGCTCAACAAATGCAACACATAATAATTTTTTATAATCCCAGTTTAAAGTTGTTTCAACACCCTCTTTATAAGAAATATACTTCATTTATAAATACAAGTAACTAACATTAAATCTCTCCAGCTAGGTTTTTGTGTTGTTGAATTTGATTTCGCTCCAATATTTCCTGTATGAGCAGCGTCTTGTGGACCCCAATCTTCTGGACTTGGTACGCTGTTGTTATCAGTTGCCCAACTAGAAAAGTCGTTACCTCCCCACCAGCCACAAAATAGTTGACTTGCATTACAATGATCTCCGTCTTGGTTTGGTGGTATGTGTGTGGCTGTTCCTGTTGCATATACAAGTCTATGAGCACTAGATCCCCCTTCTCCATTACTATTTAATAAAGGCATAAGCAATACACCTCCACTAGCAGCACTCGCACCTTCAAAAAATCCTGGGTCTAAATCCCATAAAGCTCTTTTAACAGCTAACCATGCACCATAAACTTGAGTAGTAGTTCTTGAATTTTCCATACCTCTACCTGGTTTATCAATTCCAATACCTTTACATAGGTTTAAATATTGACCGAGTGCAGTAGATCCATTAGTACTAAATTGATTAGGGTGTACACCAGCAACCCAGTTCATTGTCCACGGTCCACCAGCAATATCATTTCCGTTTTTATCTTTAAAAACACAGTAATGTAATCGAGCTACATTTCCAAACTGTTTTATGTAATACCAATCGTTATCAGGTGTACCTGATACATCATTTTTAATTTCTTCTGCGGATTCGGCTGGATTTAATGGTGTACGCCCCAGGTATCTTCCGTTAGTATCACTATTGATGCGGAGTCTTTCAGTGTTTGCTGTATAAAACGAGTGTTTAGTAAGAGTTGAGTGTCCAGATGAATGATATTGAATGTCGTATTGAGGGCCACTTGTAAATCCTTGACGAGTTGCCCCGTCATTAAAAAGATATACTTTTAATGAATTATCTGTGTATCCGTTACTATATTGATTATTAAATACGACTCTGTTAGGAGTGGCTACTGAAGCTTGCGTTTGACTATCTCCAGCATTTGTATTGGTCCTGTTAAATCCAATATTACCGCTTGTATCAATAAAAAGTCTTTGATTGCCATTAGTAAAAAATGCTGCTTTTTGTCCAGCATTACCTACTATCTCTATTTGATCTTCACCATGAGAATATGCAACTTGAGCTTTTAAAGTTCCAGATTCTAAAAATCTAATTCTAGAAGCACTAGTTGTACCAGTTGTTTTAATATCAATCGCTTGTTCAACTGATGATCCTCTATCAATTTCTAATCGACCTGTTATTGTTGCTCCAGCACTTATAGTATGAAACTTTTTATTTCCGTCATAATATAGCTCTACCTGTGACTCACCAGAATTATTTAATAATTTAATTCCTTCTTCGTCTGGTCTAGCTTGTATATGTACGGTAGCTCCGTTAGAACCTACGTTCTGTATTTTTAAAGGTGTTGCTGAACTGTTATATATTTTACTGTCCGTTCCATCGTGGAAAATTTCTAAATCCGCACTGCTGCCAATTCTTAATTTTTGATTATCGGCTGCAAGTTTTAATTCATCTGCTCTAAGTATTCCAGTAATATCAACACCAAAAGATTCAGTGTTTAATTTTTTACTGCCATCGTGATATAGCTCTACTGCTCCATCGCCTATACATTTTACAGAGTTTTCACTATTTTTTGCTTGCAATGCGACTACATACCCTGTACTGCTTCCACCTCGAATATATAAACCTCCAGAATGTGTATTATCTATATAACTTGCTGAACCATCGTGATAAATTTGAAAATCTCCAGAAGTAACTTTACCTCCTAAATGCAGTTTTTTATCATCGGCAAGATGAAAACCGTCATCACTTATAGCACCAATATGACCAGAAAAATCACCATTAGTAGCTGTTTTATCAAAACTTAAACAAGGTGAATTAAATAGACCGCCAGTTGTACTATGAAAATTAACTCTGTAAGAATGTCCTGGTGAAGAACCAGTAGACATAAATCTAACGGCAGTATTATTGCCAGTACCACTAAGATCTAAACCCTGATTGTTTGGAATATTGACAACACGAACTCCATTCGTTGTAGTCTCAAACTTTTTATTGCCATCTCCATCATGGTAGAGTTCAACGGCTCCACCATGTATCGCCTTCATAAAGGTTGAAAGAGAAGCATCGCTTGGATTATGCCTAAAGATTACAGAGTTAGTACCGCCAGTTTCAAAGTCTAAAATTTTAGTACCATTAGTGGTCATATTAAATTCAGAATTTTGAATATGAAAACCTTGCCTTATAGTTACTCCTGTTGCAGATGTTGAAAGAACTTTTGTACTCCCACCATACAAATCAACGGTGCGACTTGTTGTCAATGCCTCTATTACACCTTGATTTGATGAGTTTCTTACACCCCAAAAAATATTTCCTTTAAAGAAAGTATTTTGACTAACAATAAAATGATTTTCTGATGAATTATGAACTATCTCTAAATCATTACCTGTACCAAACCTAATCTTTTGATTGTCAACCAGGTCTACGTTGGTAGCAAGATCCGATCCAGTGATAGTGCCATTCTTTATACCTTCAGTGCTGATCTGTGTAAGTGCCATTTACTTTGCCTCCAATGCAGTAACTTTTGATTCTAATGTTTCTATTCTAATCTGTGCTTCCTGTAAGGCTTTAATCGCTTTCATGTAAAGTATCGAATATTTAACAGATTTTGTAGATGTACCTTCAGGTCCAGGACTTGTTATATTTTCATCAGGACAATCTTTAACTAATCCAGCAGATACAGTTTCAACTTCTTGGGCAACAACACCTAACATTTTTTGACCTGGATTATCTTTAAAATTAAAATTTCTTACTCTAATATTTTTAATATCATTCCATTGTGATTTAGCATCAACAATATTTTCTTTTAATTTTATATCTGAAATACCCCCATAAGAATTAGTATCACTATCACAATCTCCATTTGTTCTTATAAAAAATACTGCTCTAACACCCTGACCGTTATTATCTTGATCTCTGTTGCATTGTAAGAAAGACTCTCCAGAATTACCATTTCTTAAGGTAGACATAAACATTACAGCAGCACTATTATTTACATTATTTTGTTCAAAAGCTGCTGTTCCAAAATTACCACCATCAGTTCTACCATTAACGTGTAAATATCTATTAGGATTGCCATTAAATCCCATCATTCCTGCTGCGGTCATACGGAATCTACTTCTCCAATCTGTTGAACCACCGCCAGTTCTAAATTTAAACCTTAAATCACCATTGTAGTTTCCAGTTTGCATTAAATTAATTGATGCTTCAGCCTGAAAACTACCACCATTTACAAAACTTAAACCTACAAATCTATTTGCTGCATCAGAAGTTTGACGGAGAACTAAATTTGCTAAACCTCTTTGATCAGCATTATCAGAATAATGTGTAGTTCTAGATGTTGCAATATCTAATCCAGATCCTTCAGGAGTAGTTGTACCTATACCTACGTTTCCAGTATTAAGAATGGTTAATCTTTCTGCATTGTTTGTAAATAAAGTTAAGTGTCCGTTTGAAACCATATTTAACTCAGCGTTACCACTTGAGTTATGACCTAGTTGAACTCCTGTATTACTATTTCTATCGCCAGCAGTTACTCTTACATATGCACTTGTAGTATTTGCAGTATCAGGCCAAACGTGTAAAAGTTGTTGCGGGCTTGTATTTCCAATACCTACGTTTCCAGAAGTGCCTTTTATTGTCATTCTTCTTGTAGCATGAGTGCTTCCAGCAGTGTAAAAATGCAGTCCACCATTATCTGAAGCTTCATTAACACCTACATCTATTCTTGAGTGATTAACATTTCCGCTTGCACTACGAAGTATTAAAGTATTAGCTGCATCATCTCCACCAAAAATAGTTCCGTTATCAAGTAAGTTTATATTTCCTGTTGCAGTTATATCTCCTGTTACGTCAATACCAGCACCAATATTTAGATTATTAGCAACACTTGTTGTTCCATCTGACTCTATCGTAAACCTATCAACACTATTAGTTATGTCTTTTATTATAAAATTTCCGCTAAAATTTGAAATTTGAAAATCATCATCAGCATTACTATCAATTAATCGTATTTTTGGAGTATCAGCAGTAAGAAATAAATCACCTGTACCTGTAATATTTCCTGTTACGTCAAGACCAGCACCAACGTCTAAATTAGATGAAAAAGATGCAGCACCATGAAAAGTATGAATCATTCCTGATGAAGCTATCACATATCTATCTTGTGGATTATCTATATCTCTTATTTTAAAATTTCCATTTTCGTTTCTTATCTCAAAATCATTTTCATTGTTTTCATCATTTAATAATATTGTTGGTAAAGCACCTGATATTTGAAGTTGACCAGTTGTTTGTATATTTTGTCCACCAAAATTGGGAGAAATCTTTGACCCTGCTATCGCTGCACTTGCGTTTATATCCGCATTTACAATCGCTCCATCTACTATCTTTGCACTTGTAACGCTATTGTCTGCTGGTTCACTTACTCCAAGACTTCTGAATGTAAGAATAAAAAAGTCTGCTCCTGTTGCTGGAGCGTCACCAAAGATAATATCGTTACCATCAACACTAAATCCTTCACTTGGCTGACCTGTTCCTGGTACTGGTTTTTGTATAACACCATTTACGCTTACTAATAACTGTGCAGCAGATACAGAAGGAGGAGAACTGAGAGTAAATCTATATGCCGATCCATTAAATGTTGCACTGCCACCGCCTGTTGCAGAAGATGAGCTAAGTGTATTTATTGCAATATCACTACCACCACCAGCTATCTCAGCAATAGCTCCACTGTCCATTTTGGTGAACAGCTTACCATTATCAGTTCTTATCGCTAATTCACCGATAACAAGATTATTTGCTGCTGGATCGCTACCAGAACCTCTTTTGTGTTTTATTACATTAGCCATGAGCTATAACCTCCTTCAGATTAATAGCTACCACCGTCTATGGTTATACCATCAAATGTTGTTAGGTTTGTAATCGAACCGCCTGTTATTGCAACATTGTTGGCAGCCTGGGTAGCAATACTGCCTAGACCTAATGTTGTACGGGCAGCAGCAGCATCGGCATCATCTATTAATGTCTTTGCATAGTTAGAAAGACCAAGTGCTGTAAGGGCTGCTGAAGCAGTTGTAGCACCTGTTCCGCCATCTCCTATGGCAAGCGTTCCAGTGATTGAGTTAGCTCCTAAAGTTAAAGCTATTTTTCCGCTTTCTATAGCTAAACCACCACCACTCTTTAAATCTACATCTAACCTGTTTCCATCTTTTGCAATACCATTACCAGCTATGATCTGACCAGCACCAGAGAACTGTGCAAATGTTAGGTTATTCGTTCCAACAACAGCAGATCCAGTATCAGAAGTACAGGTGAATCCGTTTTCTGCGTTAACTGTTCCCTGCTCTACAAAAACGAAAGCACCAGCAGCATTAGACCCCGTTCCCATATCTGTGGTTCTTGATGGTGCTCCAGATGCGTTTACGTTATAAATACCATTCTGAGATGCAGTAGTTTGGTTCTTAATTAATATACGATCACCAGTTTGGAGCGTTACACCATCTATAGATTGACCATTAGCAAACGCAGTAGATAGTGTGCCATTCGCAGTAGTGGTAGCGACTACAGAATCTTTGACATCTAATCCCTGTGCGACTCCGTCTACATAACCTTTATTTGCAGCATCAGCATCAGCAGTTGGATCTGCTAAGTTTGTGATCTTTTGAGAGTTAAAACTAACGGCTGC